TTTGATGCGTTTATTCGCTCCAGCCAGTTGCCTCTCTAGCTGACGGGCGAAGCCAGCCTTCACGAAGTGCTGGAACGCCACGGTGACAACCGGCTGTCGGTCTGTGCGCGGTGTTTTGCTGACGACCTTTTTGTTGGCGTTAACAAGATGGCTCACAGCTTCACCTCCTTCTCATTCCACAGCAGCAGATCGGCTCGCATGGCGTCGTTCTCCTGCTCCAGTTGCTTCAACCGATCCTCCAGCTTGCGAGCGTCGATTGCGATTGCGCGGAGTTCGCGCTTGTCGTGCCACCAAATTTGAATTGGTTCTTCTACGATATTGAGAATTCGTTCTTCAATGCTCACGGCTTGGCCTCCTTGGTTAAGCCAAGTCCTCTAGCCCAATGTTCTTTATGTGATTGGCTCGGCTCTTTCATTTTGCTAATTCGATTAATGTTACCCCAATACTTTTGACCTAGCCAAGTACCACAAGCGGGACATTCCTGCGGAACGATTTCACCAATATCCATATTGTATCCCGGTGTGTAATTATATTCTTTTATGCAACATGTCCTGCATTTTGGATTTGGGCATGTGCGGATAATTTCATCGCTCACAGCTTGGCCTCCTTGGCTGCTGTCCAAATTCTAACTCTGGCCGCATATTCAAGGGGGTAGATTGCTTCATCCCCCGCTGCCTCCAGCCGCTTGATGCGGATCAGTAGCTTGGGGACTTCCCGCTGAATTACCTTTCGATGAGACTCTCCCAGCCTTCCTCCAAGCATTGTCGCTATGGCGTTTGCGTCCCATTCGCGCTCTATCTCTAAGGCCGACTGCTTCCATTTATCCAGACGTTCGATCTGAACTTTAAGCTCACGAATCTTTACTGCCTGCGCGTCGTTCAGCCATTGCTTCCTTAATTCATCAAGCGCAAGTCTGGCTGTCTCTTCGGGCTTGAGTTTGTCGCTGGCCGTGACGCGTCCATCGCAATGGATTGTAAGCAATGGCTCGTCACACAATTGAATGCTGACTGATTTTATTGGATTCATGTATTCGCTCACGGCTTGGCCTCCTTGTTAAGTGCTGCTCTTGCTGCGATTATCACAGACTGCTCTTCAGGATTCCAGAATCCAGCGTCTCCGCTGTCAGCCAGATCCACTATCCATTTAACGGTTCCGTTAAGCGCCTCCTCCAGCCGCTTGATGCGGTCTTGAAGCCGCAGGTTTGCTTCATCCAACAATTGCTGCTGACTGATGATTGAGTTTGCTGCGTGGAGTTCGCGTTCGATCATCCTGATCCGCATCCCCAGATCGGCTACGTTGTGCGGTGTACTGTCTGATATTGGGGTTTCGCTCATTTCGCCTCCCCCCTCGCTTTGAGCATCGCGTCGGCTATTTCGTAAGCCATAATCGCGCTCTGGTTTATGTTGTTGTACCATCCCACTTCGTTGATTGCCTTTGCCGCGAAGTAGTCGCGCAGGGTCATCCCGATTTGTGGACTCGTATGTCCATCGGCTCCAGTTCTTGCAAACGCCGGTCCTCCGTCGTTGATTGGTGCGCTCATTTCTCCTCCTGTCTCTTTAGATATTCACTCACCGCTTCGTCCGCAACGTACTGCAGCTTATAGCCTTTGCGCTTTGCGTATTCCTTCAATCTCCGATGCGTGTCGTCTGACACGACAAACATCTTGGCAACGGGACGTTTGGGTTTGGGTTTTAGCGCACTCACTTCAACCCCTCCGCAATCATGGCGTGCTCCAGGATCAGCACAGCGTCCGCAGTCTTCAGTGTGATCACCTGGCGGGGCTGTCGCTGCTGCGCAATACCCTTAAGGTGGCTCTTCCACTTGGCGCCGTGTGTGGCTTTGCTGCCGACCCCAATTGTCTTCTGCCAGCGTTGTGGCGGCACCTCGATCACCCGGGTCTTAGACGCTGCGATCAGGCCGTGCAGGAATCCGACGTTGTAGCCGAAATTGAACATCGAGCTGCCCGGGGCGCCCTTACCTCCGACGTACCCACCCACCTTCTCGATGTAGCAGACATCCGAAATCGCCAACCTGTCGGTCACCAGGATGCTGATGTCCTGGTCGGTCTGCGGCATCGAGTTGAGAATGATGCCTGATGGCCCGAGGTAGGCCAGGCCGCCGCTCATGCCCGGGTCGATGGCAAGTATCCTGGTCACTTGGCAGCCTTTCTCAGCCAGGCCTGAATCGCCTTGTCGGCCACGGCCTGCAGTTTGAGGCCGGCGGCGAGGCAGTAGTCGCGCAGGGCCTTGTGGGTGGTTCTTGTCACGTTGATGGTTTTCGGTTTGGTCATTAAGCGAGCTGTTTTGAGATCTCCTGGCCGAGGCTGGTGTTTGACCGGCCCAGTAGGGCCAGCCTGTGCGCCATCTTTTCGGTGACCGACTCATGGCGTTTGCGCTCGCAGTCGGAGAGAAGGTTTAGATTTGTCCTGGTGCCCAGGATCACCGAGGCCTTGAGACTGTTGAGAGCTACTCGGTTGAGGTGCTCCATTTCGTCGGCGTTTGTGTTGGGTGGCAGAATCTGGAAGCCAGCCCCGCGAAGGCCTCGTTGACTGAAGTTCATCCCTCGGTGCCGCAGCACCACGCGAATGCTGTGTGTTGCCATCTGGAAGGCCATTGTGGCGGCTTTTTCTTCAAGGGCTGCCTCCAGCTCCTCGGTGGTCACGGTCAGGCCGTAGGCCAGCCGGTGCTCGTTGCGTTCGATCCAGTCCTTCCAGAGCGGAAGGCGCCGGACCTCTTCTTCGTTGATCATGTCTTGTGTTTCCATGTTGTGAAAGTTGCCCGGTGTTACCGCACACCGGAAAGCGTTGTTGCCAAGCCTTGCCAGGCCCGTCCACGCCGAGCCGATCCAAGCCGGACCGTGCCTCGCCCGGCCTCGCACCGCCGTGCCATACCTATCCCTGAAAAATTGTCTGGGTTACCGTACCCAGTGACGTGTTGCCTTGCCCGGCCCTGCCGTGCCGCGCCCAGCCTCGCCTCGCCGGTGCCGAGCCCTGAAAAATTGTCCCGGATACCGCGCCGGGTCGCGTGTTGCCGCGCCTCGCCCGGCCTAGCCTGGCCCTACCAAGCCGGGCCGTGCCGTGCCGCGCCCTGAGAAAATCAAACCACCTCGACAGTGAACCGGCCGAACTTTGGCCGCCAGTCGCCCAGGCCAATGATGGCGCCGGCCTCCCGTGTGGAGTCGATCACCTGCGCCTGGTTGACGATGCTTTCATCGAACTCGATGGTGCAAGCCAGCCACCAGCCGGTTGGAATCAGCGGCCGGATCCGAATGATCCTGGCGAGCTGAACCTTGACGCCTTTTCGGATGGTGTAGGCCGGGTCTTGGTAGATCTGCTCCTTCGACTGGCCGATCTTCCGGTGGTGGACAACTAGCTCGGGCTCCGAGACAAACACCGCGGCTGCAAAGTCCTTGCCCAGGCGGCTCTTCTTGGCGCCCTCCTGGATGCAGCGCTCGATGTTGTCGGAAGGCATGACCATGCCGCCCTCTGCCTCGGACCAGTAAAGGCCAGCCTCCCACTCCAAGCGGTCGCGCTCTTGGTGATCGTGTATGGTCATCTTCTTGGATCCCTTGGAGGTGATCTTTTTGATGGCCACGGTGTATGGGTTGGTGGGATCCGCCATCAGGCCGTTGTGCATGATGAGGGGCCGCAGCCCGGTGAGTTTGACTTTGATTTGCTTCATGTTGTTTTGCTTTGGTTGCCTTGTTGTTGTTTACCGAAAGTGTCCGGTGATACCGCCCACCGGCAGGCGTTTATTGGCTTGCCGAGCCAGACAACGACTCGCCTGGCCACACCCAGCCCGGCATCGCCAGGCCTCGTAAAATCATTTGATCACCTTCTGTATCCGGCGCCAGTAGGACAGCGTGGCCGTCTTACGGTCCCCAGTCGGGCCCCCATTCCAAATGCGGGCCTGCTCCTCGGTAGTCTTGCCGCGGCCGTAGTGCTTCAGGTAGGCCTCGCAGACTGCACGGGCCTGCACCCGGTTGGTCATGTCCTGGTGACGGTAGTGGCTGCCGGTGATCCGGTTCACGTCCAGGACAACGGCCCTGTGGATCTGAAGGCAGCCGATGGCTCGGCCTTGGTCACCGATTGCCATGTCGTTGCCGGAGGACTCCACCGCGATCAGGGCGGTGATGAGGTTGGTCAGGTTCATGGCTGGACGTGGCAGGAGATTCCATCGACCACGATGATGCCGTGGCCGCCGTCGATTATGGCTGCCACAGCGCTAGCCTCGGCCTCGATGGCTGTGGCTGGCCGGATGTACATTCCCGACTTGTAGTCGCACAAGTCGCCGTTGGAATGATCGAATGCCTCGAAGCAGGGCATCGAGCAGAAGTTGCCCATCTCCCGGTCTTCGGGCAGGGGGCCTTGGCAGTGGATGCAGGTGGTGGGTTGGAAGAGTATGTTGCTCATAGTGTTGCTGTTGTTTGCTTTGGTGGTGCTTGTTTGCGCGTTGGCCAGTCGCGCCCCTGGTTGGGTGGTATTGGCCCCACCCTGGCCTAAAGTGATCAGGGCCAAACCGGACGGCCCGAGACGATGTACGGGGCAGCAGCGTCTTTGACAGCTTGCTCGTAAACCCAGTTGTGCTTGGCCAGCAGGTTGGCTGCAACCTCAGCAGCTTGGAACTTGCTCAGTCCGGCCTTGGGGAAGTTGTAGACCGCCTCGGTGATCTTGGAGAGTTTGTTTTGCTTGCTCATGGTGTTGATCTTGTTGACGTGATCAAGATGGGCGATACCTCGCCTTCCGTCTACAGAGAAAACCATTTTTCTGTAGATTTTGAATAAAACCCAATGTTTGCAGGGGTCAAACAGGGGTCAAATTCCCTTGAGATCCACCAAACTCAAGGTCAGGTACTTCTGATCGTTGGTGGTGGCGTCGAAGTAACTGGCGATCACCTGAGTCTCGCGTTCCGAGTAGCTGCGGTAGGGCTTCACCCGGGTGGCCAGGACCGCAGGAAACTCTGTCGGCTGACCGTTCTCGGTCTGCCAGTTGCCCGAGGTGAAGCCGAACCGCCTGCACCAGGTCTGCAGGTTCTGCGGCGGGACAAACCAGTAGTCGGTGCCGAAACTGTCCTGGCTGGCAAAGCACTGCACACCGTAGCCGGTTAGGAGATCGTAGCCGGCCTGGTCGAGATACCAGGCGTCCAAGTCAAAGTCTGGCTCGTAGCCGGTGCCAAAGAATCCAGGAAGGCCTGGGGCGAGGTTCTGGGTACAGAGGCACGGCGACTGCGTCCATGATTCGAGGCGCCATTGCAGCAGGTTCCACAGCCAGGCCGACTTGGGGATCTTGTGGAAGAATGGGCCGGATCCCGGGCCGCCATTAAGGGTCAAAAGTGGGCGGTAAGGAATGTCAAAAGTGCTGGATACATGGCCTCCGTTGTCAAATTTGATAGAGGTCAGACCGTCCTGATAACTTGGAACCGTGGTTAATGTTTGAAGCGGAACCGTCGAGGCAAACCGGGACCCGTTCCTATCTTTGAAAATGTCATCAACTGTTGCCTGCAATAAACCATCAGCACCTTGCGTGAATTTTGGTGTTTTGTTAGGGCTGCCTAGGATCCGAACCGAGGCGTCAATTCCGTTTGGCCCTCCCCATTTGTTGACCCAGAAATCAGCTTCAAAGCCAGATGTTGAGGCATAGTCAGAGTCGCCATAGGTGGCTCGCATCAGCTCGTTATCGTAGTTGCTTGAGCTAAAGCCCCAGGGCCCTCCTGGCGGAATGAAGGCGGCGTTGATTGATCCTTGGTAAAGAAGCGTCGATGTTGCAATGTTGCTGCCGATCTTAGTCGGGAACAGGTAGAACCATTGTCCGGTGATATTGTTGACCTTGGAAGGCCCGATCAAAACCGTGCTATCGCTTGAGGAAAAATAGAAGTTTTGCCAAGCGCCTACACCGAAACCTGGGTCATGGCTTTTGATGTAGAGCTGGTCTGATTGGGCGTAGGATTCAAAGTCAATCAGGAGGTTTCCGTCGATTCCAATAGGGCTTCCAATGCTGCAAACCAAGCCTTGAGGTGTGAGCCTAAGAAGGCCGATTCGGTCTTCGGTGATGTCGTGGACGTCGTCGTAATTGTTGAGGAAACCTTGCTCAACAGCTAGCCGGCGCCGCACGTCGATGGCCTTGTCGAAGATTGTGGCCTCGTTACCGGCAGACCAGAATCCCTGAGGGTAAACCGTCGAGATCGTGAGCGGTGTGGTGCTGATCTGCCACCTGGGTGCCGTTGAATCGCAGAAGATGTTGCAATCGACCGGGCTGATCTCAATCAGGCCGCGGTCGCTAGTCAGTTCGATGCTGTTGGCATTCTGCACCACGGTGATGCCAAGGCCTTCCAGCCGTTGTAGTAGGCTGCCAACACCCGGAAAGTTGACAATTTGCTCCTCGGATACTACGTCGGAAGACCCAAAATAGTAACGCACCCGTGCGCGTCCCCATGTGAACACCAGGTCACCAAGCTGCTGCCGGAAGTCTCCGGGGTTGGCGTAAGTCTGAGGGTAAACCTGCCGAACGTCGTGGTCTACGTCTGGGTCGATTTGGGCGCCCATCGTGTGAAGCCAGTCGAGCATGATGAACGGGTTGGCCACGTTGTTGGACTGAGCCGACCGTTCCAGAGCCAGAAATGGCGAGGTGGTTGGAGCATGCCAGCTCGGCGGTCCCTCGGCAAAGTAGGGTACATCTCCCGGGAAGTACGGGAAGAAATGGTAGCAAAACCCGCCGTTAGGCCAGCGCGTGGCCCAGGTGCCATCCTGGCGGCGTCGAAAGGATCTGACGGCTCCAGGACCAACGAACTGCCTGTCAGCGCTGCCATCGGGCAACTGCAGCAGCACCTGCACGGTAGAGGTCCCGCAGTTGTGGACCCGCCAGCAGTCGTAACGCTGGTATGTGTTCAGGATCCGGAATTCGCTCAGGCCCTCAATGGCAATCTCGGCCACGGCCAGCCTGTGCTTGTGGATCCGCCCAGGGGGCAGTGTAGGGTCGGAAGGCCCGAGGCTGCCGCGCACATAGGATGTCAGGCCGGATCCGACCTGTGGATCCCAGCCGAGGTGCACATCGTACTCGATGCCAGCCACCTCACGGCGCAACAGCTCGAAGCTGAAGTGAATCTTGCCGACGTCGCAGGTGAACGGATCTCCCACGGTGCTGTGGTGATCGACGTAGACCTGGCCGCCAGCCACATCGAGGTGCTTGTTCTCCAGTTTCGACAGCTCGATACGGGCGGCCACCTGGTTGTGCTCGTCGCGGTAGTAACCGATGCCAGGAATGCTCGGGCTGGGTACGGCACCATCGTCCTTGAGCCTAAGGGCGGTCTCCGGGTCGTTCCGGTAGACGTACCACACACCATACGGGAATGGCGCCGACCATTGGGCAAAGGGTGAGAACCGCGAACTCGCCCAAAGCGGCCCCATGCCGTTCAGCGCTGCCTGGCACTTCTTATCGAATCGGCTGTAGAGATTGTTCAGGTTGTAGGCCGTGAACATCTTGTCGAGCCTGCCAAGGGCGTAGGGCATGATCAGTAGAACCAAGATTCTTCAGCCGTCTGCACCGTGGTCGAACCCACCGCGGTCTTCAGCGTCGTACCATTGGCATTCTGCTCGACCCGCTGGCCAGGCCCAGCGACTAACTGGACCCGGCGCACGGCCTCGATCAGTTGATTGATGGCCCGGGCATGGTCTGCCTTTAGGCCGCGCTCCGATAGCTTGGATGGCAGTTGCAGGGGCATGGCTTAAATCTCGCAGAACTGGGCGAAGATCTTGACGGGGCTGTTGGAGGCTTTGACGTACATCGTCGCATCGACCCAGGGGATCAGGATGAACTGACCGGCCGGGATCTGGAACGAGTACGGCGAGGAAGGCCCGATGGAGACCGGGTTGACCAGATCAAGATTGACCACCAGGAGCCGGTAGGGCGTACCCAGGTCAGCGGTGAGGTCTAGGGCCTCGTCGGTCGTTCCGACCACCTGCGTCTGCTGCCCCATGTCGGTGCCAGTCATGTTGGCCACCGTGCTGTAGGACTGCGAATTGATCACGGCGCCGCCCTTGCTGGCGTACAGCCGGGCGCTCATCTCGACTTCGTTTGCCATAGGGTTGGTCGGTTAGATCTCGCAGAAGGTGGCCTGGACGGTCA